TATTCAGATAGATTATACATAAACTTCACATGTATAATCTATGGAAGAGGCAAAAAGAAGAATTCAATATGCCATTACAACTAATGCAACAACATTAGATCTATCAAATTTGAGACTAACTAGTTTACCAGAAGACATATTTGCCAGCGAAGCCATGACCAAGTTACAAACATTATCCATATCTTGCAATCAGCTAACTAGTTTACCAGAAAACATATTTGCCCCTCTTATCAGTTTACAATCATTGTACATATCTTGCAATCAGCTAACTAGTTTACCAGAAAACATATTTATTTCTCTAACTAGTTTACAAATATTATACATAAATAACAATCAGCTAACTAGTTTACCAGAAAAAATATTTGCTTCTCTAACCAACTTACAAACATTAGATCTATCAAGTTTGAAACTAACTAGTTTACCAGAAGACATATTTGCCCCTCTTATCAGTTTACAATCATTGTACATATATTGCAATCAGCTAACTAGTTTACCAGAAAACATATTTATTTCTCTAACTAGCTTACAAATATTATACATAAGTAACAATCAGCTAACTAGTTTACCAGAAAACATATTTGCTTCTCTAACCAACTTACAAGCATTATACATAAATAACATTAAGTTAACCAATTTACCAGAAAACATATTTGCTTCTCTAACCAGTTTGCAAAGATTAAACTTGAGCAACAATCAGCTAACCAGTTTACCAGAAAACATATTTGCCCCTCTTATCAGTTTACAATCATTGTACATACATAACAATAATTTATCCAGTTTACCAGAAAACATATTTGCTTCTCTAACCAACTTACAAATATTATACATAAATAACAATCAGCTAACCAGTTTACCAGAAAACATATTTGCTCCTCTAACCAGCTTACAAAAATTGTACATATCTTACAATCAGTTAACCGAATTACCAGAAAACATATTTGCCAGCGAAGCTATGATCAGATTACAAAAATTATACATAAATAATAATAAGCTAATCAGTTTACCAGAAAATATTTTTGCCAGCAAAGCACTGACCAGTTTACAAAAATTATACATAAATAATAATAAGCTAACCAGTTTACCGGAAAACATATTTGCCCCTCTTATCAGTTTACAATCATTGTACATATATAACAATAATCTAACCAGTTTACCAGAAAATATATTTGCTCATCTAACCAGCTTAAAAAAATTAGATATACATGACAATCAGCTAACTAGTTTACCACCAAACATATTTGCCAGCAAACCACTGACCAGTTTACATACATTGAACATGAGTAATAATCAGTTTACCAGTTTACCAGAAAACATATTTGTTCCTCTAATCAGCTTACAGAGATTAAACATAAATCATAATCTGGTAACCTGTTTACCAGAAAATATATTTGTCCCTCTGACCAGTTTACATACATTGACCATAAATAACAATGAGTTAACCAGTTTACCAGAAAGTATATTTGTCTCTCTAGTTGGTCTAGAAACACTATTCATACATAACAATAAGCTAACCAGTTTACCATTATCTATTTTAGGTTGCAGAAGATTAATTACATTTTATCATCATAATAATGAATTAACTCTCGACATAAGATTTCGAAGGTTCATAGAAAGAATGCGAAATTATAACAATCATGGGATATTCAAAGATGGACAAAACATCCATGCATCCAGTATACAAACATCTACAAAACAATCTATTAATGCACTCTTTAAAGATCCATTTGATTGTTCTAAAGATGACATCACTAAAGAATGTTTAACCTGGGCCATTTCTTGTTTACCAGATCTTTTAACCTATCTAGATGATCCAATTGTTCATTCCACTTTATTGGTCTCTTTTTATGATGTCTTTGTTAAAGTCTTTGGAAGAATTATAAGTCATCCTAACAAAACAGATATCATTTGTAGACTGGATGAAGAATTAAAAGAGAGTGAATGTAAATGTTTCACAGGTAGACTAACAAGGTTAGTAAATTGTTTAGTTGGATATTATGATGACATAGTAATTAGTATTTCTGATAGTGAAAGAATCAGTGCCATTATTTTGTCTACTTTAGATGGTAGAGAGATGGATGATGAGTTGAAAAAGATATGTATAGATAATTTGAAAGCTATTAGTATTACAGATGAAGAAATAGAAAAATGGCTGTCATAAAAATTGGCATCTTCGATTAAAGCATCACCAGCAATTTGTTCACCAGCAATTTTTATTTTATGTCATTCCATTCCATAAAATAAAAATTGCCATTCTCACTTTGTTCACCAGCAATTTTTATTTTATGTCATTCCATTCCATAAAATAAAAATTGATTTAGTTTATATTTGTCATCTTATTGATACAAAAACAATAATAATTAAATTGATATGTCCAAGTTAACAGATGCTGAACTAAAAAAATATGTTGATCTATTTGTGCCATATATTGTTGAAAAAAATAAAAATATTATTGTTGAAAAAAAGGCAACTAGGGAATATGCTTATTTGTGGGACAGAATTCCTGTTAGTGAATCATCACTTGATGCAGTTGATAGAGTGTTTATGAACACATGGCCAACTAGCAAGTATTTTGATTCAGTAAGTCACTATGGAGATTTTTCAACAGGATATATTACACTTATCAAACCAGATCTTTATGAAGTTGCATATGTTTTGGCCAAATCAGTAAAACTGGAAGAATTATCAAAATTTGATAGGATTTATGTTACAACACACACTGAACTAGCAACTCCAAAAATTGAGCGTCATGGTGATTTTATTGTACCCAGTTCAACAGTTAACATACTTTTGTCAACATTCCATTTTGTTACACATGTAAGTGCTGGACTTATTACAACAGTTAGTAAACAAGTAGATGATGACACAAAAACAACAAATGATGACAATGATGTTAAACCTAGCAAAAAGGCAAGAGTTGTCTAATTGACAAAATAACATAAAAAATTGATAAATTGATTGCTTCTATAACTTCACTTTAGTACTACTAATTAAACATAGTTAATGACGACCAAAGAGGAAACATTTATAACAGATGTTGCAATAGCTGTTGCTGGAAGTGTTGATTCGGGGAAATCCAGTTTGATAGGTGTTCTTATTTCTGGTGAATTGGATGATGGTAATGGTAAAGCAAGAAAATTAGTGGCAAAACATCCACATGAAATTGAAACCGGTAAGACCTCATCAATTTCTACTAAAATGTGTAAATTAGATAAGCGTGATGGGGTGCGCAGAGCAGTGACTCTTATTGATTTGTGTGGTCATGAAAAATATTTTAAAACAACATCATTTGGTATTTCAGGTTATTTTCCAGATTATGCATTTGTGATTGTTAGTGCCAATAGAGGTATCTTGCCAATGACCAAGCAACATATCAGATTGTTGCTTGCACTTAATGTTCAACTGGTGTTTATTATTACACATGTGGATACAACACCTCATGAAATTTACATGGCAACATGTGAAGCTATCACCAAGATTTGCAAATTGTATGCTGGCAAAAATACATCCACAATGTTTCTTAATACAATGGATGATTATGTGCGATTCACAGAAGATCCAGAAAAAGAGAATGCCAATATTGCACTAAAAACACCTGAAATTGTTAAAACAGTTCATGATATTTTGACAAATACAGGTGGTCGACAATTGACATATCCAGTTTTGACTATTTCAAACAAAAATGGCTTTTACATTGATGTCCTGAGATCACTGGTTGATGTTTTACCACAAAGAGCATTTTGGAGTCCAACAAATGATTCCAGTGTAACAAATAACAAGATCATCAAGTTTTTCAAGGCACACATTGATCCAGCATTAATTCCTGAACATACAACATTTAATGGCAGCATTTTTTACATTGATAGTGCATACAATCCACCTGGTATTGGTTTAGTTGTCACAGGTATTAACAGAGGAACACCAGTGCAACCTGGTAATACAATGTACATGGGTCCAATTGGCAAAGATTTTATTGAGGTCAGAGTTAAGTCACTGCACAACAATGTGAGACAAAATGTTGATTCACTAGATGATCATCACAGAGGTTGCATTGCTTTTGCACCCAGAAAAGCTGAAATAACACGCGATAAGATTGGCAAAGGTATGCTAATGATTTCACCACTATCATTGGCAAAGAATTTGTGTTTTCATTTCAAGGCTGCTATTACAGTATTTAATGCAAGCATTACACTTAAAACTGGATATTCACCTGTGATTCACATGTCGACCATCAGACAGACTGCAAAACTAATTTTGCCAAAATCAACAGAAGAGCCAACAGATGATAAGAAAGATCATGAGCTTGTGTTGACTACTGGAAATGTAGCAGTTGTGACATTCAAATTCAAGATTAAGCCTGAATTTTTGGAACCATACAACTTGTTTGTCTTTAGAAGTGGAGATATTCATGGTTTTGGTATGGTGATTGCTCCAATTTCTCTAGATGTTGATACTGATGGTAAACCTGATATGGTTAGAAAATTCCACAGAAGAATGGCAGGACCAAGACATGCACACAAACCCAAAAGCATACCAGTTGTCAAGAAAATATAATTTTTTATTTATTATTTTATGTATACCTGATTTCAATATAAACAAAGATCTGGATTTATAATAACAGGATGTCAGAATTAACAACTGAACAAAAGGCATATATTGACTATGATGGTCTTGAGGATACCAAATTAATTGCATGTGCTGGATCTGGCAAAACCAAATGTATTATTGCTAGAATTGATAAATGTATTGAGACAAAGATGTGCAATAGTAATAATATTTTGATGTTGACATTTTCAAGATTCACTAGAGATGATTTTTTGACTAAAATCAAAAAATATAATGCAGCAAATATAAATACATCAACTATTAAAACAATAGATAGTTTTGCAAAAACACTGATTGATGCTAATAATGAAATAGATGTTTCCCTTTTATCATATAGATTTATGAAATATTTGCAAGTTTTGTCAAAAGAGGAACTATTACAAAATCAACAGTTGTCTGTTATAAAATTTATTTATGTTGATGAAGCCCAGGATTTAAATGAGATACAGTATAATATATTTGTTTTATTGAAACAAAAGTTAAATATTATTTTGAATTTTGTTGGGGATCCAAATCAAAATATTTACCAATTTAGGGCATCAAGTGACAAATATTTTGTTGAATTTCCGGCTAAAACATTTATATTGACACATAATTTTAGATCACATGAATCAATTATTAATTTCAGTAAACATTTAAGACCAAACACAGATCTTGATGTTGTCTGTGAACTAGGAAAAAATGATATGAAACCAGTTATTATATTTCATGAAACAGATTATGAATTGGAAGAATTGCTAATTAGAATTTTGGATGAAGCAAGTGAAAAACATATTGAAATGAGTGATATAGCCATTTTGGCTCCAACAAGGGGGCGCATGAGGGGATATGGTAAATCACATGGATTATGTCTTATTACAAATATATTGTATAGAGCTGGAAAAAAGTTCAAACAATTTTATGAGGAAGCAACAGATGATTTTAATACACATGTGGCTTATGCTCCAGAAAAGGGTTGTGTTAATGTGTTAACATATATGGGGTCAAAAGGATTGGAGTGGAAGTATGTGATACTAATAGATGCAGATTCTTGTTTAATAAATAAAAGAAGCTTTAATGAAGAAAAACATAAAAATGATAGATATTTATTGTATGTTGCATGTTCAAGGGCAATTTGCAATATGGTTATATTTTCTAGAATTAGATCGGTTGGGGGATCACCAGAATTCAATCTTAATCAATGGTTTTCACATGTACCACAAAATGCATATCAATTTGATGACATGTACAAAGAAGTTTTTAAAATACAACCTATCAGATCATATGACTTGGGATCCAATGAAAAAAGAATAACAAAAATAATAGATAAAATGGATGAAGTGATGCTGGATGAATTGTCAACACTATGCCAATATGGAAATGGTCCTAATCCAGCAACCACAAAACAAGTCACACTTATGTACCAAAAAAAGTTTCCAAATCTTGATCAATATTCTAGTGTATTTTTAGGTAAATATGTTGAGGCTCTTTTTTATGCATTTTATTGTATTCACACAAATAAATCCCAGGAGAAATTTGTAGACATAAGTAATATTATTGAATCAAAATGTGTTGTAACTGATATTTCACATATTGTGACAGAATGGTTTTATTTAAATAGACAAAGTTTAACATGGGCAAAATATGATGCAATCAAACACACTCTGGATGAACATATTCAAAACACAGTTGATAAAAAGTTTACAAGAGATACAGAATTAAATAAACATACTATTGTTAATGATGGTTATTTTAAAACATTTATACTATCAAAAAGAAAACAACTAAAACATAGTTATGATAAATACATAGTATGTAAGAATCATAAAAAAATTAGAAAATATTTATTTGATTTAATTATTTTAGTTTATGCATTAGATACACAACATTATTTTCATGTTAAAAATAAGGGTAAAAAGTTTAAGAGGATACTAAAACATTTTAATGAACTATTTGATGAATTATATTTGTATGTTACTAAAATGAATGTGCATTTTGTGGAACACAATATGCCTATATCTAAATGGGACATGATGGGTGAAATAGATTTGATAGAATTAAATGACAATAAAAGATTCATATGGGAAATTAAATGTACTACAGAGATAACATTAAAACATGTGTTACAAGTTTTGATGTATAATTTGATGGGTCATGATTCATTGGGTTTACAACAAGAACAAGAAATAAAATTAAATTTTCTGAATATTTTAAAAGGTGAATATGTATTAATTACAATTAAATTATCTTACCAATCAATCCTGAAAATTATTGAAAAGTTTGTTGTTACAGGAAATAAACCAAATACATAATAATCAAGTATTAACCTTTGACTAAATGAACCAAATCAATAAAATTCATTAATGCTTGTTTGCAGCAAATTTGATCACATAATTCTAAAACAATATCCTGTCTGATTTTTCTAAATTTTTCAGTATCATCAATAACACCCAAACTGATAGAATCATAATCTATACCAATGGATTCACAGGCACTTTTCATTTTTGCCTCATAGATTAATTGTTTATGCCCCAATAATTCACCACATGTATGACACAGTATTTCTAGCATTTATAATAATAGATTTTATAATTCTTTCATTTAGGTCTTATATTTTTCATCTTTTTTGATATTGTATAGATATCTTAAAAGTTAATAATTATTATTATTATAGATGACACGCACAAAAATGACTTCTGAATACTTAGATATATTTCAATATTTGTATATGACTAATTTAAATTGTCCAAAAAAGATTGATAAGCTGGAATGTGAAAAGAATATTGAAACAGCATATAAAAAACTACAATTTGATATTGTGCGATATGGGGGACTTTATCCAGTGTTGGCAAAATCAATGTCTGAGCGTACATTCAGTGACACATTGATTGCTATAAAATACACTTGGATAGGTATAATAGATGATTTAGTAACAGAAGATTTTACAATGAACATATTCAATAAAAATTCAAGAGTATTTTACATTATAACCACATTCAATATAATTGGAATATTAATTTTAATATTGAATGCATGCTATAAATATTATAAATAGTAAAAATTAAATACCTTTATTATTAGATAGATGACATCTAATAATATAGCACAAGATGATACCAAGTTTGACGAAAAAAAGTTTAACAGTGATTTTGATAAAAAAAAAGAGATAGATAAAATGAATTCTAAAATATTAGCTGATGAAAGATTAGGCAAAATGAATACCACTGTAACAACAAAACCAATATATCAATATACAATGGGTGAAATTTTAATTGGTATAAAAGATACTTGGTTTGGAATACTAGATGATCTATTATTACAAAGATTCACACTTGATACATTTACTAAGGATTCAAGATTGTTTTTTATTGGAATCACATTAGTAATAATTGGTATTGTCTTTTATGTGTATAGTTATTTGGTTGATGAAGATGAAGAACCACAACCTAGAGAAAAAATAATTGAGATAAGGCATGTTGTAAATAATGACTATGGAAAGGAATTCAAAGAAATGCAAATGTATCAAGTACCAGCAGCAACTGAAAGCATTGAATCAGTGAATGAATAAAATGAACTTTTTTCTAATGTTATAACATAATGAATCAACAAAAAGCACATAGATTTAAATTTATTAATAAGAGTAATCAAATGACATATTCCCCAAAAAAAGAATTGTTGTCTTTTTATCAGATATGTCAATTTAAAAATCCATATACAGGCAGATATGAAACTAGAAAAGTCATATTTAATGAAGCTGGTGAAATAGTAAAAACATTTGAAAAAGAATATTCACAGGAACGCATCAAACAATTTACCAAGATTCACAGAGAAAATAAATTTTGTATGTATCCAGTGTATGATATTAAACTTGTTGCTCTACCTGATCCAGGTAATATTTTAGAGGCAAAATCTGAATTACTTAATAATGATCATATGGATTATGGTTGGGCCCAATTTAAATAAACTCATAATAGTGAATATTATTTTCAATATCATACAAATTTTTTGCAAACCATCCTTTGTCAATTATTTTTGTATTCACATTGTATCCATTATCATGAATGAATAAATCATGTGTCCTTTCAACCTTTGTCATATACACATTTAATAATTCATCTAATTGTGTAATTGCTTTATTTAATTTTTCTATAACACCAGCACCAGTTGGTAATTTATGTATTATTGAATGAAGTGCATTGAGTGCATCTCTTTTGTGTAATCTCATATCATCATATCTTTCTCCTGCCACACTTGCATCCAATTGTGTTTCCTCATAACAATCAAAAAATGTATCAATGGATAATACAAGTAATTCAAATGCTTGTGGATTATATGTGTACAAATCTTGAATTGAGAATAGATAGTTGGTCATTTCTTCATATTTAATTGTATTTTTGGGTTTTGGTCTAAGTGATTCAATTTTGTTATTAATTATTGTGTCATATGTTTTTTGTTTCAATTCTTGATTTTGATTATAATACCATAATATAATGCATCCTATTGCAGTTCCATAAACAATGTTTAATTTTATATTCATTTTTGAGAATACAACAATAATCATGATGATAAATGCAATATAAAAAAATAAATGTTTATTATTGATTGATTCTATATTGAATGTCATATATGATATCTTGTAATAAAAAATTGATACATATATCTATTTAATAGCTAAAATAATCAAAATGATATTATACATTAGGAATGACAAGTCTAAGTGAAGCCAAAAATATTCACCGCCACATGCACACTAATGAATCTAACCAATATAGAGATGATGATAT